CATTTTATAATGGCTTTTTTATTATGCGTTAAATGTAATTAATTATTTCGTATCTTATTGATGCCGGAATGTATTTGTCTACGAAATTATGAACCGCTTCGGCATTCCCAGATATTGTCAAATCTAAAACAGTGGCAGGAATATGAATAATGAAGTTATTAAGGTAAACCGATGGAAGATTACCCCCGATTGCATCCGATGATGTTGTTTGCCCTACACTACTACAGTACGGTTCGGTAATCCCGACTAAAAAACCGTCAATTACCGGAGTGTCATTTGTGATGTAAATATCGCTCAATACGTCCGGTTGTCTGAATACTGAATCAAACTGTTTATTTAAAGCATATTCCAAAACCAATTTTGAACCATTGTAGAGAATTCGTTCTTTTACCCCGATGAAGTTATCCTGAATTAATAACCACGTTGCCGGAACGGTCATTGGCAAAGGTGGGTTAATATTACTTTCGATCAAACTAACATAAACTCGTTTTTGATAAGTCGCCTGTTCTAAATAGTGATATGTTCGAACTTCGTAATCCGATGCGATTAATCCATTATAATACGATCCAAAAAGTAAATTGCGCGCCCATTGAAGTGGGGACAATAGAGCATTAATCAACTGCAATGTTCGCGGTTTGCGCTTATCTGGTGGAAGTATTTCTATAACCGCCGGTGCAATATTGAAGTCGTATTTACTCATTATTCAGGTATAAAGTTCAATGAATCATCAAATGTTTTTAGCGTTGTTGTTTCTTCGCTTACATATCCTGCAACTGAATTCCATAATCTCGCGATAGTTGTTTGATTCAAAATTAAATCAATCCCTGCGCTAAATGGTGCGGTATCTTCGCGGCCTCTCACATTAAGCAATACGACATCATTTACGCCCTCAACGTTTCTAATTACCGCCTCTAAATCTGTCATTTTAAGACTGCCGTTAAAATTGGTTATCGAAAGGTTTTGTAAAAACGAATTAATTGCTGCGATTACATCTGTTTTTATCACTACCGAATACTGACCCTGGTAATAGATGTTTGCATTAATGTAAATCTTATCGGAATTCCTTGATTCGACCGTGTAATTTATTCCGGCTGTTCCTTTTTGATTAATGTATCCCTGTGCTGCCGCTTTTTCAATATCGGTCAATGCGACAAATGGACTTTCTTTGGCGACCTTGATAGTTACAACATTTGGAGCCGTCGACGTAACAGAACACGCTGTAATTATCCTTAGTTTAGCGTCAATAAATGGATATTGCGGAATGGTGTTTATTAATTGCAGTATTTGCGGATCTAATAGTGAAAACTGAAAAGCAAACATTTGCGACTGAATCCAAAGCGATGAAGCGGCGGCTGATTGGCTGGCCGTTGTTTCAATTGACAATTTTAAAGCATCCATTAACTGTTCAATGTATGCAGCACAAACAGCAAATGTAAAGCAAATCATTCTAAGCATATTTCGTTTGCTCCATTGGTTCGGGTCAACCGTTATCCCTATCGTTGCAAGATTAGTCACTAATTGAGTGACTACTTGATTTTGAATGTCAGAAACTGTGCGCGCCATCTATTTATGTGTATTATTTTGATTAATTATAAAATAGTCCGTTTCAGGCAATGGTTCCGGTGGTACACCACCATTAATTACATTTGCATCTAAATCCGGTGTGATTTCTTCATACATTCCTGTTCTTTCTGCTTTGCTTGCTGTGCTATCAACAAAATTACAAATAAATTCGATAATGTAATGATAAATGTTTGTATGATCGTAATCCTGTGATTCATTAATCATATTTAACGGCCCGCAACCGGTCGGACAATAAGCCGACATTCCGGATATGATTTTATCTCTCAAATCGAATATATCCAAGTCCTGTTCGAATGTCCCCTCTTCGTTGTAAAAAACGTGAACCAAATGAATTTTAACTCCTAAGTCTGCATTTAAAAAACATTGCCCCATTTGCTCAAAAGTTACCGGAGTAACGAACTCAACAAAGGCAGCAGGAGTGGGATACGAATAAGTTTCGCCTGTCTCTAACCCTCTTATTTGGTTATTCCAAATTCGGGTATATAAATTTACCGTTTGATGATCTAAATTTAAAACCTGAATAGTTGCAAGTTTCGTGAGAATATCGGTTAGAGGTTGCTTAATTCCGGCCATAGAATAGTTTATTAATAAAACTTAAAACAGGGATAATAATCGGCTTCATAGATTCAAGTATTTCCACTTTCAATTCATCAACTGCATTCCTTAGATTATTAAATTGATTCGTTTCCATATCAAATAAATATTCGTGTGATTATTTCGTTTATCTTTTGATCTTGCATTAATGTTAATTCCCGCGTCTGACCTATGAATTGTCTCTGTGGCATTTTATCTGTGCCATCATTCAAATAACTCGCATAAGGAACATCTACGATCATTTTGAATCCGTCATTCATTATCTGACTTGTTCTACTCATTGAACTAACTGCCCTGCGAAGTGTTCCACCTCTTTTTTTATATCCGGCTCCGATCAATATCGGTTGCGTTCTTCGTTGCAGTCCTCGCGTCTTTGGATATTTGTACGCTGCGAATCCTGGCTTTCTTCGTTGAACTTCCGCCCACTGTTTGCCGTCGAATCCTTGCTTTTGCCATGAGTCTACAAAATAATTTTGCGCTTGATTAGGTAATAGGACAAGTATTTCACGCTTTGCCCTAACTAATCTCTGTTGAACCTGTGCAAAATTAAATTGATTGGCCATTGCTTATATTTTGTAAGACTGAATCCAAAGAGCAGCACCCAAAGTAGTATTGATCGTAATTGATGTAATCGGGACCGGAAAAGGAATATATTCTCCGTTATTCAAAGCGACATTTTGCCACGTCTTATTCGTTATTGCCGCGCCTCCTGCCGGTGTAATAGAAGATATTTGCGTTGCATCGATCCTACAAGAACATGCGTATGCTGCTTGTCCTGTTGGTAATGTGTATGCACCTGTTCCAACTACGAAAACGGGTTCTATCCCGATCATTTTGTCCTGTGGTGATGGTCCGATTAAATTGTCTTGTGCGTTTGCCATTGTGTTTTTTATTTCAAAGTTAATAAAAATAGTGTCTGATTTATCAATTGTTTCATATCTGCGATAATATTATCTAAATCCGAATCCGTGGCCGGTTCAATGATGTTTAAAATATCATCATTTAGGTAGGCCATTAATTCAATTAAGTAAGTTCGGCTGTTGGTTCCGGCATTCGCTTCGATGGTATAATAACCGCCAATTCTGCCGTATTTGCCTTGATACGTTTCAATGAATTTATCAACCTGATCGAGCCAACCATCATAAAAATCGTTTAATGCTTTGTGTTCGGCGTATGAAGTTGTATTGAGGTGAATCAAATGGATTACATCCCTTGCTTCGAATAGTTTCTGCTGTACTTTTTGTGGTGTCATATTTTAACTTTTTTATCAATTGCAAACCATATACCCCAATAACCTAATTTAATGTCAAGTAAAAGTATATTTTTAAATATTGGATTACAAATGCAGTTGTCGTATATCATTACTGTTATTCCTAATCCTATAAATTTACGACTAAAAAACGAATGTAGTTTTATCATGTCTTAATCTTTTGATGGTATCGGGAGGTTGAAATTGTTTTTTGCATATTCCTTATCTTTTGCTGAAACTTCAAAATAAGGGTGGGATTCGGAATAAATAACTTTGTCTTTGCCGCTATTCATTTGAAATACTTCAGGTACGGTTTCTTTCCTATCCTGTATTTCGTTATACTTTTCTTTTGACGATACGGCGTGAGTGTCTTCGTGCTGCAATAAAATGCATTCACAATTAAAATGCAGCAAAGGTGTCGCCCAATTCCAAACCTTATCTGTTACTGGTGCTGAAAAGTTATTGTACGGTGCACATATTTCACACGGTTTGCCATTGGTTGAAAATTCAAGAATAGGCAATATATCTGCGTTCCGTTCGATCTCATTCCATTTAACAGCCATTTGAGCCTGACCAATAGCGGTTTGTCTTTCAGACAGACCCCAATTCACATTCCACGTTTCAAACTCTTTTGCGGCCAACTGTGTGAACTCTCTTTGACTTCTTAAGTTACCTGAATCATCTAACAGTAAAGTTCTGTATTCTTTGATTTGATGATATGCTTTGCCCCCTGAAAATAAAAAGGTATTGGTCCTTAAATCTTCGAGTAACTCCAAATCTTTGCCTGTAAAATCCAAAAGGTTGCCGCCAAAGCCTTCATATAATCCGGCCTTAAGATAGTTTGCGATTTGCAAGTACAGTGATTCCGGTATGGCATATTCGGTAATAGCACCCGAATAGATGCCGTTAAGTAAATCTTTTAACTCTGAATCGCTATATTGGAATTTATCTGTCATTTGATTAAAAATCGGTACATTTTACTTTCATTCTTTACAAACCTTTCGGGTACAATTTTTAAAAGTGTAAGTTACATTTAATTCCTGCTTAATTCTCGCAAAACTTTCATCTTATAAGTTTCTTTTGTTTTCTGCATTACCTCAGCTGGCGTCATTGCCTCCATTTTAGCAACCGTTTCAACTCCGTAAACATTAACCAATCTAACCCATTGAACCCGTGTTCTGTTGATCTGATTGATGCCAAATGCAGCCTCGAACTTCTTACGGGTATCGTACATTAATTGCGGATTATCCAATAATCCCAAGTGTAGTTTCTTATACGCTTTTGTTTGCGCCCTTTTGCGGAAATATTCCTTAATGAATGTGAACATGGTTATAGATTTTTTCAAGTTTGTTTTTTACTGATTCGGTTAATTTTGGAATGGCAGGTACAACTGGTGCAGGTGGGGGCGTTACTGGTATGCCTGTTTGCGCTGTAAAATACTCGTTATCCATCGTTAATCCAGCTTTATACATCTCAACTGCTTGAGCTATTACTGCATTGTTTAATTCCATTATTTCAGCATCATTCTTTAATACTGCAATAGTTTCTTCCGGTATTGCGAAACCTAAATTTCGCATATTGACTAATAAGCCGTTATTCACAACATTTGCGATAAACGCCCCGTCTTTGGTTTGCTTATCTTCCATTGCTTTTTCTGCCGGTGACTTTTCGCCTGAATTGCCAAGTTTGCCAGGTACGCTATCGATAGCGTCGGCATGGCCTAAAATGATCTTGCTAATCTTTTTTTCAAGTCTTAATTCAAAATCGGTATATCCTTTGTATCCTGTTCCGCCTAATGCAGTTTCAAGAAACTCAATTTCATCCTGAGGGTCAATTAAAGCCCATCCAGACGAACCCATTTGCTGCATGGCTCCGGCCATTGCGTCATAATCAGGATCGCCCGCCTTTTTTGTTGTCTTTCCCACCCTGTAAGGTTGGCTAAACAATTCAACAAAATCACCGTTAAACCCTATCAGATTGCGTAAAAATATCTCATAGTTAGCGACCTTATAAAGTAATCCGTAGCCGCTTTTAGATGTCCCGATGTCGTTGTAAGTCTTAACGTAAACATGCCAATCCTTATATGGTTCATCTTCAAATTTAGCCCCCGATATTGAATAAGTAAAGTTTGTGACATTCATTCTGTCAGGTGATACATTCCAACGCTTTACAATATCCAAATCAGGAAATTCACCATCTACAACGTCCCCCAATGAGATGAGAGAATAACCGAAGTAAATAGAATCTAATCCATGATTTAAGAATTTGTTAAACCATTCTTTATTCTGTGATTGACCTTTAACCGTATCCATGAACATATCAGTAGTCTTTTGATCTACTTTGCCGTTACGATCAACAAACTCCCACTTGCGCAATAAGGTTAAATCCTTTCTGCGGTCAATGCATGCAGAAACGTGTCCATTGATTACTGTATCAATGAATAGCTTTTGAAGTTTAACCCGGTGCGGATACCATACATTTTCTGCCTCATTTAAAGCCTCGCGCCAACTCATTATATCTTGCCGTATTCGCTGTAATTGAACAGGTGCGGGGTAATTGGTCAGGTTTTTATTATCCTTTGTTCTTAGTTCGGGATTCATTGAACCACCCCCAAAAGGAATGTAATTTCTTATCTTGTTCCAGGTTAATGCCATTGGTTTAAAGTTTTATTTTGAGTTCTTTACCAAAGTCAATGCAAATATTTTGTAATTCATGAATGAATTTAATTATCCTATTAATACATTTGCCTTTAATGATAAGTTGGTATTGGTTTGTGTCTCCGGCTACTATGGCCAATCCTATGTCGCCCAAAGTAAAAGTATCATCCATTGAATGCTCTTTTTTAAATCCCGCATCATTTAAAATATTTTCGGTTAGTGGTGCGCCTATCCAATTGCCTGTTTTTAGACTTAATTTATTATCAACAGCCATTCGGTTATCCGATGATAAACTGGTTATAACTCCTTGATAAATACTTACTCCCAACTGATAATTAACTATATTCCCGATCCTAAATTCTTTTACGTCCATTTTCAATAGTCGTTAATTTGTTTTTGCCTTCCGCCATAACTTGTTCTTAATCCCTGATCAGGTTGTATCATATTCAATTCTGGCGTAACATCAATACCGGCACTGGCAGACTGCAACCATCCTAACGCTGAATAGGCAGGGTAAATAATTCGACCTTTTAACGCTACCCTGTCATCGGGATTGCCCCAATACATGTAGGATCTTGTTTCCGGTATATTACGTGGTGAAATTCTTAAATGAGCCTTAAATATTGCAATATTGATGCAAACTTCAAGTAGTTTCTGGTCCCGGTTGTCGCCTTTAATCCATTTTGCATCCGTTATTTGGGTATTCGCCGGAATGGAATAGATAATTCCTGTTCCCCACGACTGAACACCTTTAACGGTATCATCTGGCCAAACATTAATTATTCGATCTGTTCCTGATTGTCCTATCTGTAAAAGTGCTGAATGATCAAGTATTGACGTTTCGACTTTGTTTGTGTAAGTGTGCCCATTCCAGTAAATCTGATCGCCAACACGGTAAATGTTTTTGTAATTGAAAATAGGTTTCGGGCCGACCGCGTAAAATATTTCGTATTGATCACCTAATAATGTCCAATGGCCAATCGTAAATACTTCGGCTACTGTAATGGCTGTTGAGCATGAATAAACCTTCCCAGACTGTAATACCTGATCATTTAAAGCGTATGTTTTTGAAGCGTAAGGATCAGTATTAAGATAAACCGTTTGACCTGCGCTGTAGATTTTTGTAGGGTTGTGTTGTGTTATTGACCGAAAAGCAGTTGATATGTCGTATTTGTTTTTTAAAAAACTCTTGCACTCTTCGACCGCAGCTAATTGAATACCATCTAAAACAGTTTGATTGTTGCCAATAACTTGCTGTAAATTATCAACTTGAATTTGTTTGATATAGTCCCCAATGAAAATAAATGAATCCATATTATCACATTTTGCGTAAAGATAAAAAATAAATTATCTAATTATAACTATTTCGTGAAATGTTTTTTCCAATGATCGGGGCGGTGTATCTTCCGCCTCTTTGATATTCCGAGAATTTATCAGAAAAAGCACTGCAAACAAGATAATCAAATAAATCTGAATAGTGGCCTACTTTCTGGAACCTGGCGCCAGTTGCCGGATCGGTTGCCATTTCTTTTAGTTTTGTTCCGTCTGATGCCTCTTTTAGTGTTATGAAGTCGTTTATAGCCTGTTTACAGTTTTCGCCAATTATAAAGCTCAATCCTCCAATGTTCTTTTCAAATACGGTGTTAATCCAATTTCCACGCATCACTACCGATGGATTGGATGCTAAAACTCTATTTGTTGGCTTGTATTGCGTCAAATAATCGGTTATTAATCGAAAGAAATTATAACCCTTTTCAAGTTTAGTGTCTTGTTTATTCGCTGTCGCATCGCCATAAACAAACAGTCCGGTTGAATGTGCGGGATAACGCCGGATAAATTCAGAGCAAACAGATTTAACGGTATTGTTTGGGGTAATACCCGATATTTCATCTATCATCATAACGGAATTGCCAACTATCTGAAATATGCCACATGGTAGATATGGGTTAACGTTATCATCCCAACTCATGTGAATAGGTAAATCAGGATTGTATTTTGTTGGTTTAATGTGTTGGTTTATCTCAAAGCATTTATAAAACTCTCCACCTGTTTTTAACTGAACGTTCCAATTTCCCTCAACAAAAACCATATATTCAAACGTTGGCAGGTTTTTAAGGTTGTCAATGTATTCTTGGGGCAAATGGGGGTTATCGGTTATTTTGGCCGGGATGTACTTCCATGTTTTTGGCAAAGTATTGTTTTCCCACCGGTCGTAAACTATATTTTTAACCCATCCGTAAGTAGGGTTACATGTTGCTAAAATGATTGGTTTTGGCTGTATTTTGGTGTGCGGTATAATCCATGATCCAACGCGCTCAAATGCTTTGTTAAACGTCTTTTGTTGGCATTCATTGATTTCTTCGAAAAGTATTCCATTTACTTCAAGTCCTCGCATCCAATCTAAGTCTTTATCCTGTGCGTAGTTTTCAGACTTAAATAAAATTACCGATCCATTGGGATGTCTGTATTCGTAAGGTGATTGTTTTAATTGACCTGGAGCCTCCAATTTACCAAACGATGGTATTGTAGTGGTTCGGATCTTTTCCATATCTTCACGAATAACGCACCACCTGGAACCCGGGAATATTGCACACATAACCAATAATGCAGATAGTCCCCAAATTGTTTTCCCGCCCCGAATTGCACCGCCATAAAGAATAAAATTGAACTGTTCAGATTCAATTGCCTGCATTGCCTCGGTTTGCTTTGGAGTCATTTCGATCATAGAATAATCTCTTTATCCCCCCACTTGATTATTTGCGTTATCTTTTCGCCTCCACTTGTTATGTCCTGACTTATCTTATCTCCGTATTTTTTAGGGTGCATCTTTGACATTAGCCATTTACGGGTATCAACTCTCAATCTGTCACGTGCGATAATACGCGCATTTTCGACCTTCGAGCCGTCTGGCATGGTAATTATATCATTACCGAATTCATCTGCTATATCTAGCGTCTCATCAGCCATTAAATCAGTACGCAACTCCATCGCGCGCGTGTACTGGTCAGCTATTTGCTTATCGGACACCACCCATTCATAAAACTCGGCTCTCGATGGTAGCTTATCCTGATCTCTGTCTGATGATAAAATTGATCGTACGCTTTCACCTTCTGATATCCTGTTTAATATTTCAGATAATGCTATTTGCTTGCTATCGTCGGTTACAATCATATCTTAATTCTTTTCATCAAACTTACACAACTTTTTTTGATTATCAAAATTCAATCAATATTAAATTGGTTTTCATTCTTATTCCCTTTCCTGATCCGATCAATAAACGATCCTACTTTCCGACAATCAATTACATCTTTGTCCGGTCGCTCTCTATGTCCGCATTTCGGGCAAATCATCCAATGGGTACACATTGCGAGTTTCTTTGAGTCTTTAATTAATGGCTCTATACAGTCAGGGCAAATTTGCATGATGTTATTTTAGTTCTATTGGTCGCCAATGGGTGACTTTACTTCTATTAAGATGCTCAACATTAAACTGACTATCCATAAAGCCTCCGATTGATATTTTGCCATTCCCCTGTTTTAAAAGAACATCTGTTAAATACTTCGGTAATTCTTCTTCAACCGGAATCCAACGCTGTGCAAATTCGACACCTTTTAAAAATGCTGATTCTTCCCTGATTGAAACAGTAACGTAATCAATCGTTTTTGATACGCCAAGCAATAATAGACTGTTTGCTCGTATTTCCTTTGCTTTATCTTCAATTGTTTTCATAATTCAAATTTGTTTTGTCCCCACCGTATAGGCAGGGGTGAGGGTTAATCATTGGCAAACCTTTCAAGTCCTGCCATAAAATCAATTTTTGCGTCAATTTTTTCAAGCGTGATTTCACAAACCGAATATCCAATGTCGATCAAGGACATTAATTCTTTAAAATCATTTGTTTGATTTGATTTTTTAATATAGTCAATTGTCTGCACTCCGTCAGCAAACCATTTAGGGTTTAATTCCTTTAGTTTTCTCATTGCGGCGGGCAATTGATGTGTCATAAGATCATCTGAATATATAAAATTCAGCATTTCGTAAACATCGCCAATGTCGGTAGATAGCCTGCCGTCCAATAAAGTAAACGCTTTTTTTAATGTTACTTTCATAATTTCAGTTGTTTTTTATCTCCCCGTATAGGAGAGAGGTTAAATTAAAGTTTCTTGATACATTTTGGACAATTAATGTCTCTTGTGGTTTTGGCCCATCCATTACCTCTAATTCCCGGCTCTATTCCGCATAATGATTTATCAAACCAATCACCACCTATGTAGTCGGTTCTTTTCTTAATTGCGTGAATAATTGTTCCGGCATCTCTGTGTGCGCCATTAAATGCTCTCCCAGACTTATAAACATTGTCAATTTCCATCTCATTTATTTTTAAGTGTAAATCCCAATTCATTTAATTTTTAGTATTGTTTATTTTGCAAATATTAAAAATGCCCAATACGCTAAAATAGTGTATGTAAGTGTATATTTAAATGCTTCGAAATACCAGGAAATTTCTGTTAATACTTTTATGGTTCGTTTCATTTGAAAAAGTTAATTATTTGTTCGGTTCTGAATTTTATCATCTCGTCAATTTTAGTGATAATTGCCTTTTCACTATCATCAAATACCATATTTATTTCACCTGAAGGAGTCATTACATACTTGGGAATAAACGAAGATATTGCCTTTTGTTTTAGTGCTATGAGTCCAATGATCTCGTTATCTGTCAATATGGATTTGTGTATTTTTTCTTCAATTTTCATCGCTTCTGATTTTGTACTAAATATATTAAATATAAATGACTTATGCAACTAATTCAAGTTAATTTTATCCCCGATTAAATACAAATCACACTCTTTCCAATACTCGCCACTTTCGCCAATCTCACAAAATAGCCGGTTAAAACTGTCGTATTGCATCATTACCATTTTTTTATGATGACTTTCAACTTTAATCGGATAAAATCCGGATTCACGTTTTAAATGAAGGGTATCGCCTGTTGATGGGTCTTTAATATATCTCATTTTGATTATTCTTTGGTTATTTTATACGCTGAAATCATATAATGACCGGAATAAATACCGTTAAAGTGTTTTTGTTCTGTCAGTTCGTCTGAATGAATATGAACACGTTCGCAATATTTTTCATTGTTTATACCTGCAACGATTGCATGTAGGCATTTTTTAGGACTTTCCCAGTCGTATGAAGGAATTAATTCAACTGTTACCCTATCGCCTATTTGTAGATTTCCCATGTCCGTTAAATGTTTAAAGTTTTCCATCTTATCGTTTTTTAGTGATTCAGCTTCCTTGCTGTTTCTGGTACAAATATAAATCAGAAAATAGCCGATCTGACAAAAGATGTTTTGTAACATGTTTTAGCGTTCAATTTCCTCCTCTTCATATTTCGTGTTATCAATTTCACACGGATCGTAATAAGTGTCATTCAAATCAAATCTGCCGTTTTGAATCATTCGGCAAAGTTTCCATGCGCAAAATACGCAAATCAGAACAAATGCAATAAAATAAAGGTAGTTTAATGGGTTCATATAGTTTGCTTTAAGGATTATTTTTTATTTTGATGCAATAGCCATAATTCATAGAATTCAGCTTCTAATTTTGTTAAATCTGCCATAACTTTAAATTTTAATTGGTTCGTCTTTCCATCCTATTGATTTTCCGGTAAGTATCTCTATGGAACCATAGGGTAACGAAATAAAATGTTCCCATTCGACGGGTCTCCATTGTATCTCGTGTCTTTTAGGTTTTTCCAAATAGATGTATTCTTTTTTATCTTCATCAACCGCCAACCATGCCATAACTTTACTTTTTAGATTGTTCAATTCTGCCACACCTTAAACAAATACCATCCCGATATAAATGCCCGTAAATAAGCCAACATTTAAACTTAAATAATCGGGTATGCTGTTGCAATACTTCAACACATTGCGTGTCTAATTTCGCCTGAATGTCGGCTTTTACTTTCTTTTCGATAGCTTGTGTTAATTCGAATATTTGTTCTTTGTATTTCATTTTAATTTGCTTTAAAGTTACTTAACTTCAGTTAATTATGCAAATAATCGTTTAAAATTTCACGAATAATTTTTGCTTGCTTTAATGTCAAAATGTGCCAAAGTTTTTCTTCATTTATTTGTCTTGTTAAATATCCTATGATCAATTTTAAATCTTCGGCATTTTGCTTTTCCGGTTCGCATTTTACCTTTTCCATATCTTCATCGGACAAAGAATTAAACCTTTCCCAATTTTTCATACTTAACATGCTGTTATTTGTCCAGAAATGCTTTTTAACTTCCGATATCGATTCAGCTACCCATCGACCATTATCGTAAATAACAATTGACTTTCTGCCGTCTGTTGCAAGTTTTGACAGCCCAATTAACTGTAATCTGCCGGACTTCATTTTGTCCATATCGGTTGCTGTTTTGATCGTACAACCGGAAATAAAACCGCGCTTTCTGGCTTCGCTGATTAGGTATGATTGCCATTGGCCTTCAAGTCTTAATCTTTCTATCCCATTGTAAAAATTACCATATTGTTTTAAAAATTCAATATTGGTCCATGCTGGCAGATTGATAATGAATTGCTTTTGCTCGTGTGATAATTCCTTTTTTGCCTCAACCAACTCGACTTTAAATTGTTTGCCGTCAAGTTCAAAAAATGTTGTTTTGCTCATTTTGTTTAGTTTTAATTTTGGTCTGCCAATGTTGTTTCTTTTACTTCGTGACCGGGACATCCGTGTCCAAAATAATCAAATCCCTCGCATGGTTCGCCCATCGGAATTACTTTCCATCCTTTTGCTTGACATTCTGCAAGATATTGCCGTGCTTCTTTGTCGGTAGATTGACTGCCGTCATTATTATCGAAAATTTTAATTTTACGTCCTTTGTGATTTCTTAAACAGCCTTCGATGCTCATGCACATGTGATGCGTCATTCTTTTTGCTTCCATTTTAAAATAATTTCATTGTTAGTTCTATTCTGTTTTCCTTGCTTATTTTCTTTCCCTTAACACACGCCAAAAATCTCAAAGTTTCAAAAGAATATTTCAAAAGTTGAACATTTCCGGCATGATATTTAAACTTTCGCTTATCCCATCGCTTTATGATTTTTGCATTAAATCGGGATTGGGATGTATAGAAGGTGTTCATTTAATGTTATCATGAATATTCCCTATTACCTCATTTCTGCCATATGCAAAAGAAAGATCAAAATAATGATCATTTGTCGTCAGCCATTTATGGCTATCTGGTCTTGTTTCTTGTTTCATAAACTTACCATTATAGAACGATACGGGAAGAAATACTTTTGAATAAACGTCTGTATATCCCAAAAGATCATCTTCAAATATCTTTGTGTCGTTCTTGTCTAAAAGTCCTGTGAATTGTCCAACCGTTTCGGGAATTACCTCAAAACCATCGAGAGGATCGCATCCGCCACCTAAATAAGCAAGATTTAAAACAATAGGCAGAATAAATGATTTTCCTTTTTTCCATCCAACTCCGTGAATAAAATCACCTTCAACCCATTCTCCGTTATCAATTCGCTTGCCTTTAAATAGAAATTCTCGTTTCATAACCTAAAATTTTAATCCTTCGTTTAAATCGTTTTTATTTAATTGCCTCTTTGCCTCTTTATCGAATTCAGACCAGTAGAATGTATTGACAATCGAATCTGGAAGTAATTGAACACAACCGCAAACTCGGTTTTTATTCATGAATTTGACAAAATCAATTAAGGCTTGGCGTTCTGATCGTTTGCGTGAGGTCATTTGCTCTTTATTTTTTAAATTCAGATTCAAATGCTGATATTATAGCAATATTTTCCATTGTGTCTTTAATTGGAACAATATAACTATCATCAAACATTATTCTGATTTTACCATTGTCGGTTTTTATTACCGTTATTTCAATTTTTATTTTTTCCATTTTTTATCGTTTTTTAAATTGCACTGTAAAAATACATCGAATATTAATGCATTTCACAAAAGCTGTTTTTAAACATGTTTTATCCCATTCTTTGCCATAAATTCAGCGTGAATCTGCATTAGTTCGGATTTGGTGTATGGTGCTTTTCCAAAATGGGTATCGCGGTGAATTTTACCGGTAATCGCAATCATATTTTTAATATCTAAAAGATTTTTACCAGTCCTCCCATTAATATGATGAATCGAGTTTGCAACAGTTCCGTCATTAGTTACCTCGCAGATAATATCTTCCAGTATTTTATAACCGAAATAGTCGCAATATACTTTTTGATACGGTTGCATTTATTCGAGTTTTAAGTATGAATCTATGACGGTCTTTGCCTCATTCCATCCAATTGCAAACCCTGCGCAATATCCTTTGGCCCTTAATATATTTATGCAGTTAATTTGATCCTGAACGTGTTCTGTGACCGCTTCGCCGTTTCGCTTATAAAGTACTTCGCCTTCTTTTTTTAGCTCAACGAATAATCCGTGAAACTCTCCGCGTGGTTCATAAATGGCAATATCCGGGAACCCTTTATTGCTTCGTAGTTTTGATGCCTTAACTGCTTGACCTTTTGTAAGTTTAATACCAGACATATCACTATTAAAAATAATTTTAGGATATTGAACTTTTAAATAATCACAAATTGACTTATGAAGCGACTCTTCACTTTGCACTTTAAGCACTGTTTTTGCCCTGTGTGTTTTATGTTTATACATTTGCTTATTTATTTACTTATTCGTTAAATTTGCTTTGTTTCTGCCTTAATGTCGGCTAATACGTCCCCTAATTCAATTACAAAATAAGTTACTCCTTTAACTGCTCCCCATTCCGGCTTACCTGACCCAGTCCAAATGCCTTTACATTCAACTGTAATTTGTGGACTGTTTGCGGAATATCCGTTTGTGAATTTAACATGGCTAAACGGCCTGATCTCGTCTGTTGGCCAATATAATAACCTGTTTTGCCAATACGGCTTAATTTCCCGATACTCCTCCAGTTTCACGCCCGACTTAATCAAGTCGAACCATTGCTTTTTTAATGTCAGCTTTAGCGTTTTCATATTTTAATATTAAATTTTGTTTGTCTTTGTCCGTTTCTTTGATCATCTCAATTGCGCCCCTCAGAATTCGGTTATATTCTTTGAATGACATTGAACCTGGATTATCGGCAGCATCGCAAATTTCATCGAATGTTATTTTCATGTTTCTTTGTTTTATCCGGTAGGAATTACCCCACCGGAATGGTTAATTATTCAATTACGTTTCCATCAAGATCGATTTTTACGCTGCATTTTATATCTGCATCTGAAAATAACTGAAATTGTCCTTCTTGTTCGCACGCCGTCATATGGTTACGTTTATTTATTTCAAAGTAACTATCTTTTAGCTCGATTGAAATTGACTTACGCCCCATCTTGATGGATTGAAAACCTTCTGAACCAATGCCACCAAATGGACTTAAAACAGTATCGCCACGATTAGAATACAAAAGTATAATTCTTTCAATTACGCCCAGCTGAAGAGGGCAGATATGTTTTTCATCTCCGTTTCCTTTTGCGTTCATATACTGTAAAGTATTCGTTACGTCAATATCCATCCATACCGGCGAAGCGTAACGCTGCCAAACCTGGTGTGAATACTGTTCTGTTTTGCTATATTTGCTTTCCTGATCGTATCCCCAAAATTCATTAAATCCTTCGACTGATTTTGGAAATGTATCAAATTGGTGCATTGGTACATAGTAAGTAAATCGAATATCATCTAACTGAATAGGCACTTCATTTACTTCTTTGGTCTTAAAACAAAGCACTCTATCGGGTAATCCAGCGCGAATAATACTCATATCTTTTGTGACTTGTTTATGAGCTAATCCGATTGTTTTTGTCCTTACTGCTGCCAAAAGTGGATCTTTCCAAATCGTAAATTCAGAATGCAGGAACATATCTAAACTTTCAAAAATATCGCCAATCATCGCGCTAAATCTGCGAATTCCGATAAATCCATCGCGTCCCTTTTGAGTAGGCAAATCCATGCAGTGAATTGCAATTATCCGACCTGGTTTAATTACTCGTTTTAATTCAATCGCCAAATATTTAAACTGTTCCACAAATTGATCATATCCGGTAACGTTTCCCATATCCTCGATATAATTCGAATAACAATATAAATCCGCGAAAGGTGGGGAAAAAACGATTAAATCTACTGAATTATCAGCAACCTCTTTAATCCTTTGCACACAATCCCCGCGCATTAATAAAAATTTGTCCGTTTTTAAGTCTAATGAATTCATAGCATAATTTGTTAATTGTCCTTTTAAGTTTTTAGTAATTGCCTTAACCATATTCAACTGCATTGCTTCAAATGATTTTTGTTTGTCGTTTTGAATTTTCATAACATTAATCATTCTGTCTGTTGTAACCATCCAACAAGTAACCTTTTCAGTTCTGCCAAACCTCCAGCTTCTACGCATCGCCTGAAATGCTTTCTCGAAACTAAAGTCAATCGAATTGAAAATCTGATAACCGCAATTCTGATAATTCAATCCCATACTCGCAATTGATTCTTTTGTAATCAATATTTGAAAGTTGTTATGTGCGAATCCAAGTAGATCGGTTTCCTTTTTTTCGTTTGAATCTGAACCCTGAACATTTCTGCAATCATATCCTAATGTGGTCAGCTGCCTATAGATATTTTTGGCTTCATCGTTCTGTTTTGTCCAAATTATAACCGGTTCAGTCTTTGGAATTGACTGGATTATTTCAATAGTTTTTTTAATACGTTCGTTCTCTGTTCCCCTTAAACTGGAATTGTAATCAGTTGCGTTTACCGCAATACCTGGAAACATTACGCCTTCTGGCAATGGAGTTGATACCTGAACTTCTATTATTTCAAGTTCTGGCAAATCGAATTCCGATGCCTCAAATCCGATATCTTTAGGATGTGAATACATGATAGCCCACGAAGAAACAAACTCATAAAATTTATCAACTGCATGGCCTTTTAAACGCCATTTTTGAGTCTGCTGCATATCGTTTACAAAGAACATCGCCAACATTTCATTATAGTTCATCGCGTCTAAAAATTGGCTATGATTACCTAATTCCATCGGGTCATTAGGCGATGGAGTTGCAGAAAAGCAAAACTTATACGGCGTATTCTTGAATTTTTCAATTAATAAATTCCGATATTTTCCGGATTCATTTTTCAAAATTGAACTTTCATCCAGACAAATACAACCGAATTGATCACAATCAATATTTTCAAGTTGTTCATAGTTTGAAATATAGACTCCTTGCCCGAATACGTCACTTTTAAGACGATCAACCGGAACATTGAATTTAATTCCCTGCTCAATTGTTTGACCTGATACAGCCAACGGAGAAAGGATTAAAGAAGGTTTTCCAGTTCTTAATGTGACTTGTTTTGCAATCTCTAATTGCATCGGAGTTTTACCCAGCCCAGTATTAGCAAAAATAGCGTATTTACCATGTTTTAACGCTCTGACTACCGTAAACATTTGAAACGGTTTTAACATCGGATTAAGTTCGCTTTCGTCAATATCGAACCCCGATACAATTTGCGTTTTTTGCTTTGTTTTTAAAAATTCTAAATAATCGTCTTTTACTTCATTCATCGTTTTTATCGTTTTTAGTATTCTGCAATATTAACTTTTAATTCCTTTGGTGTGTAGAAAACTGTTGTTAAACACGTTTATCAAAATTCAATTTTGCAAATTCTCCAAAATATTTAATTGCCATTTCGTCATAAACATGTGCTGCGTCTTCTTCGTTATTAAAAAGGCCAAAATAAATTTGTTTTCCATCTATTTGTATGTGTACTATCCATTTTTTGGTGCTCTTGTGCCAACATACACCCTTATAGACAGAAGAGTGATTCTTATTTGGTCCTCTATTCATTTGATTTTCGGATCTGGTACAAAACCTCAGATTTTCTTTCTGATTATTCAGTCCGTCACCATCTCTATGATCAATGTCTAATTTTAATGGATTGTCACCCATAATAAATTTGTGCATATACTGAAGATTCCGTTTACCATTAACCGTAACGCTTCTTGCTGCATAAAAAGTATTTTTACCCTTAAGTGCAAACCACTTGAACGCATTCGCTCTATCAAAATCACCATCGTCAACCAAAGCTACCTGTCCCTGAGTTAATTTAATCTCTTTCATCATTTTAATATAAATGCAAAGCCCCTCCGAATGTGTACCAGACAATCTTTGGGGCCTCATTCAACAATTAAGTTGAAATATCTTTATGATCTGGTACATCATATTGCAAATATACAAAAAAATATTCTATTATAAAACATGTTTTCACAATATATGT